AAAATAGTTCTCAAGAATTCATTGCTGCATTGCTGAAAGGAATTGGCAATGGTGACATCTGGCTGAATAAGATTCGTTTCAATGCAAAAGGAGAGCGTATTCGGGCAAATGTCTGTTTAGAGGTATATCTTCCGCATCGTGGCACTTGCCTACTGCAGCACGTCAATCTTGGCGCTTGTAACTTTGATAATTTGCAAGGTGCTTTTATTGAAGGCATGCAGCAGTTAGTTGATCTTCATCCCAATACTGGCGTAGGTGACACTGGAGAATATCTTTCTCCCACCATTGATAAACAAATTGGCCTGGGCGTGCTGGGCTTGGCTAATTTCCTTGCTATTCATGGCATTAGCTATGAAGACTTTGGAAAGGCTCTTGAAGCTTATTTGATGGATGATCCTCATCCTTGGTGTCACTATTGGAACGACATGCCTGCCGGCGAGGCTGTGTGGCAATTAGACCAAGGCATCCAGAAGGCCGCTGAAATTGCTCGCGAGCATGGCATGGAACGTGCTTTCTGCATCGCCCCCACTGCATCGTGCTCCTATCGTTACCTAGACACTCGCGGCTTCACCACTGCCCCTGAAATCGCTCCTCCCATTGGTCGTATTGTTGATCGGGATTCAGGCACGTTTGGCGTGGAGAGTTTTGACTATGGCGAAGTGGAAATTGCTGCTGAAGTGGGCTGGGGAAATTACAAGCGTGTTGCTGATGGCATTGTTTCTCTTTATCAACGCACTGGTCTTTTCCATGGCTATTCTTTTAATAGCTGGTCAGACTTGGTAATTTATGACGAAGCATTCCTGCGTGATTGGTTAGAATCTTCTCAGACGAGCCTCTATTACAGCCTGCAAGTCCTGCCTGATACTCAGCGTAAGGACGATGCATATGCTGCATTGGACGACGATTTTAAGAGCATGTTTGGCTTAGACGAAGAGTCTGAAGCTGACGGATCTTCTGCGTCTTGCAATTTAGAGGCTGGATTTTGCGCTGCCTGCGCTGAATGAAAAAAGAAGGGGGCCTAGAGCCCCCTTTCTCCTCACACACCTGCACGATACTACGACCATGAACGCTGTCAAGAGCCCCTATCTGTCCATGATTTCTAAGAAGCGCCCCTGGCAGGCCGTGCCTGTTAGCAAGGGAAAGCTTAAGGAAGGTGGCGAGGACACGATTTACAATCTGCTGGCTCTGCGTCATCTGGAACTGCCTGTGAAGGACTTTCTACAGCAGGGACTAGAGCGCGACCTTCCTGCTACGCCTGGCGTGGTTGAAGCCCTGCGTCATAACCAGGACGATGAGCAACGCCACGACGAGGCATTGAACTACGTGACGGCTGCCCATGGCACCAATGAGAAGGCCGAGAAGGAAGTGGCGAACATCCTTAAGGCATGGCAAGAGCATCCTGCCCATCCCATTTTGAAAGCAGCCATTCTTGAGCGGAGTATTTTCTTTGTTGCATTGCCGTTTTTCCGTTTCAATGGTGACATTGGCATTCGTACTGTGGCGGCTGATATTAGCCGGGATGAAATTACGCACGTAGGCGTGCATAGCCTTGTTGCTCGCGAGCTTGGCGAAACCGCTGGTCAGAGCTTGAACAAACTGCGTCGGGCCACTGCATTGTGGGCTTTTGATGCGCTGCAAGCCAGTAATGACAAATGGCTGAACAAGGATTTCTGGCTGCGTCAGAGTGATAGCTTGTTCGAGAAGGGAAAAGCCGAAGAGCTAAATGATACGGCTCGCAGCAGAATGCCCAGTTTTTTCGAGGCTGCCAACAATGACCTGCCCCAGTACGGACGGGCATGATATAGTTAGTGGGTTCCCGCTCTGCTTTTGCATCGGGCCGATAGAGTCCAAGCCTCTGTTCGTCCTTGAGGCGCTTTATGCTTGGACCATCCACTCCCCTCCATGCTTAGCTCCTAGACGGAGACCATTTTGTTGGCGCCAACAATATGGTTTTTAGGGATGACGCACAAACAGGAGGGGCCCTGACGGTTAAGTGTTGTGGTACACGTTGGGCAGATGGCCCAGAATGCTAGGTTCGATTCCTAGGGCTGTCCTATGATGAGCTTTCTTCTCCATTGAACCATGGCACGGTTTCGCATCGTACAAAAGCCTTCAGTATTAGATCCACGGAGGCCCATGTATGAAGTGCAGGAAAAAGAGCTTTGGTGGTGGAATTTTCGCAACGTGTTTCACGATTTAAATGAAGCTGAAGAGTGGACCATTAAAATAATCGAAAATATGGAGCGGCCATTTGTAAAAACTGGCGTGGTAGGTGAATATAAATAATGAGTGCTTTCGTCACGAGCGACACTCACTTCGGTCACGCGAAGATGATTGATTTTGCTCGCCCCGATGGCGAGCCATTGCGTCCATTTGCATCGTGTGAAGAAATGGACGAAACTATTATTGAACGATGGAACAAAAAAGTAGGAAAACGTGATACTGTCTACCATCTTGGCGATGTGGTTATTCCTCGTGCATCGTTAAAGCTTCTTTCTCGGCTCAATGGAAGGAAAATTCTCATTCGCGGCAATCATGATCAAGGCGCATTAAAAGACTATTTGCCATATTTTGAAGACGTGAGGGGAGCATTTTTTCATCCTTGTGACAGCACTTTTCCTGGCGGTTTAATCTTCACGCATATTCCTGTACATCCATCGTGTTTGTCTGGGCATTACGCGGGCAATGTACATGGTCATTTGCATTGCCATCGTATTTTGGATGACAATGGGCAAATTGATAAGCGCTATTTCAACTGTTGTCTAGAAGTGAATGACTTTGCTCCAGTAGCATTTGAAAGGGTGAAGGATTATTTCCGTGACTCAAGAAAGACGCACGTTTAACACGCCCCTGCGTGAACCGCTCAACCCAATCATTTATCAATCATTGAGAGCCATTGATTGGCACAATGCTCAATTTTTCCGTACCATGGACCATTGGCATCTTGAAAAAGCTGCCATCATTAGACAGTATGTAACAGAACTAAAGGCTTGGATTTATGGGCAGGAAGAAGCTATGGAGGGTGTGGGCAAAGGCTCTGGGGAACAAGGAGAGTAATTGTGACAAGGAAGCAGATACAGTGGCAATTGTCCGCACTTTTATTTTTGCTTCTTATCTCATCACCAATTGCTTCATCATTGCCAATGCGATTGTCCACTGGCCAAAAGAAAAGCCCGCCGTAGCGGGCTCTTGTCTTCAGCAATAAGCTTCAGAACCAAGGCATTGGTTAAAACCAATGAGGCTTAGGCACGTAGGCAACGCCGCGATAAACGAGCGAAGCCATTTGAGCTTCACGCAGACGAGCGGCTTTCTCAAGCTGCTGCTTGATTAGGGCAAGAGGGTTCATGATGGTTCCCGATGATGCTGCCCCCGTTCCGTGGCAGCGAGCATGCGCCCCATCGCTGGGGTGAACGTATCTTCAGCTTAGCATGATGCCCCTGACCAGATTCGAACTGGTACTCCTCTGGGCTTAAACCAGATGCCTGCTGCCAATTGGGCTACAGGGGCGTGAGGAGCAAAGGTGCTGAGAGCGGGGCTTCAATCCGCCTTTGCACAGCGTTTAACCATGGGTCGGCCCATGGCCTTGGCTCCATTTTGTGGCAACGAACAGCATCCCCCGATACTGTTCTTTTAAAACGCTGGCCAGCGTGCTTCGCGAAAGCTTTGAAATCATAACACGACGATGGTCAGGCGTCATATTCTCTTAAGCTTTCACTGCCGTCATGGTCTGGCATGTAGTCATCAGTAGTAGCCTCCGCCTCCCAAGAGCGTTCAAGCTGCTCCTCTTCCTTCAGTCGCTTGGCATGGGCCTTGAGCTTCGGGAGTAATGTGGGGATGTATAGATGCTCGGCAGCAAGAAGCTGGAGAGAAGTTTGCTTGCTAGTGGGAGCGTTTTCTAATAGTGCTACGAGGAATTTGGTTTCCTGCATAGTTAATTTACAATAAGTCACTTCATGACAGAACTATTGTTTGAAAATCATACTAGGAGATTAGGCTTTCGATCCAGCCAATGTCATCATCTTTACTCGCGGCAAGAATGGCACCAGCCATTGCAAATGCCAAGTCGTCAATACCAGTGGCTTTGCCACCAGTTACACTCCATTGCCCACTTGGTTTATAGACCACCGTTAAGTTCTTAAGCTGCATAATTGCCTTCTCGTGACGATAAATATTGATTTGTCCTGCATTGAAAAGTTCTCGCATTTTGCTGAAAGCTTTCATTTTTGAACTAACTGTCCAAGTGAGTTCTGTGATGGGCAAATCACTAGCCAAGCTTTGAATGGTGCCAGCACTATTGAACTGGTCCATCACAATCGTGTCGAAAACGTATAGGCGATGCTGTTCTTTAATCCAATCTTCCACTGCATTGATATTCACTTCCTTTCTTCCATTGATTTCAAAATCAGCTACGAACGAATGGAACTTATCCACGACGAGAGTGCCGTTTTCGTAGTGAACAATACAAGCAGTGTAATCGTCGCGGCCAACGCCACCACGGGCGGGGTCAAGGGCAAGGACGTAAGCTCCTTGGAATTCAGGGCGTGGTGGTAGTGCTGCACGGCGATCATCAATACAAGCATCAATCACATCGCTATTGACTAGCGCCGAAAGATTGGAGGCGAATTGTGCTCCATACTCAACCTTAAACTTTTCGGGATCACGCTGTCTTTCTGTGTCAAGAAACTCTTGCGAAATATTGGGGTTCATCTCCCACGTTGGGAGATTCACTGCTTGCATGAAAGGGAAGCGCCCTGATGATGCTTCTTTGAAATGCTGGTAGAAAATACCATCGGTCAACCATGGAGAGGAAAGTTCAAGGATGCGTCCTTTTCCTCCGAACTGAGCAATGGCGGGTGAGAGTGCGTCATAAATGCCCCTTCCTCCGCTGTTTGCATCGCCTTCAGTGGCAAATGCAAGCTCGTCAAACACTGCTCCAGCGCAGGCAAGACCACGAGCCGCACGGCCTGATGTGGGAATAGCTTTGAATACGCAATTATTGCTGAGTTCAATGATGTCGGCAGTTTCGCGAACAATTTCTTGAGCGAAGGGACTTTCAATGATTAATTGGCGGATGTTGTTCAGAGCAATACGGGCCTGATCTTGGCTGTTGGCCACCGTCACCACGTACCATCGCTCCCCTTTTCTAACTTTGCGGCGATATTCTTCTTCCAGAACAAAGCACATATAGAGGCAAGCCACTGCGGCCATCAAGGTTTTGCCACTTCTTCTCCCCAAGGCCCACACTGCATGAGACTTTCCTGGCTGAAAAAATTCATCCAGAATGCGAGCCTGTGCTGGATAAAGCTCTAGACCGAGGGCGTGCTTAGCGAATTGACTGCAAGTAAGGTTCACTTCAATAAAGACAAAGAAAGTAGTTCAGTTTTGGGGGCAAAATATGCGAGGCGCCCACCTGCTGGATCTTTTTTCCATTGTTCCTTCATTGCATCACCAGCCTTGATCCAGCCATGGATGAGGGTAATGCGATTTTGAATCGTGACGAGCACCAATATCTTACCTGGACTTTCGTCTAGTTGCACTATTAAATCGTAATAATGTTTGGAGCGAGTTTTAACATCAATATTTGGAGGAAGATCCGCAGAGCCACGTTTTGCCTCTGTTTCTTGGTAGAGCTTATCTTCCATGCCAAGCATCACGGCGACTGCCATTTCTCCCGCAGCTCCGAGTAAGTGATGGCGCAGTGCTAAATCTCCATTCTCCGCTCCATTGTTCCTGCCTTTTCTGTTTTGCTTTTCATTGAGAGACTGCCTGCGAAAAGCTTCATCACGAGCCCGTTGGCGCTGATCAGGAGTGAAGGCAAAGGTGAGTGGCATTAACCAGTCCATAATGGCCAGCTTCTACGGACAATGTATCCAGGAATTAGACTAAAAGCAATACAACATAGCCATTAGCGTTCGTTATGGAAGGCGAAGCAATTGATTTGGGGCATGCTACGGCAGGTGGCATCCGTTCAGACGGCCTTCAAAACGTGCTGATTGGCATGGGGACTGGTCGTGATAAGAGTCAGTACACGAAAACTACGGCCACCGTCTTCCTGCCGCAAGAGGACCTTGAAAATCTCTATGGCGAATGGCTACCTCGTCGCATTGTTGACATCTACGCCGATCAAGCCACGAGGAAAGGCTTTAAAGTGTTGTTCGGTGGTGACGGCGTAAGAGCCGAAGAAGTGCAAGGCATTGAACAAACGATTGAAGACCTCTACATTCTTGAACAGCTCAACCTTGCAGCCAAAAACTCCCGCCTTTATGGGGGTGCTTGTCTACTTCTCTTTATTGACGATGGGCGTCCCGCTTACATGCCTGTCGATAAACGTAACATCCGTCGCATTGAAGAAATTGAATGTCTTGATAGATGGCAAATTGCCCCAGTTATCAACGAAGAAAACTTATACGACTATTCAAAAGCCACTTATTATCAGATCATCTCTGGAGATTTAATTAACGAGCCCACGCTCACTTATATTCATAAAGATAGGATTTTACGTTTTGATGGTGATTGGCTGCCTTATCGCGTGAGACAGCGTAATTATGGTTGGGGCATGAGCAGTTTGCAAACTGTTTATGACAGCTTCCGTCATTATTGGACGGGCCTTAATTCTGCTGCAACGCTTCTCACTGAATTTGACATTTTTGTGCATAAAGTGAGGGGCTTAGCTGCGATGCTTGCGGCTGGAAAGGAAAGCTCCATTCGTGATCGTTTGCAGGTGAATGATATGAGCAAGAGCATTTATCGCGGCTACGCGATTGATGCTGAAAAAGAAGAGCTTGAATTTATTAGTCGGAACTTTGGCGGCATCGGGGAAATTTTAGAAAAGCTTCGCGTGGATATTATTGGCGCCAGCAAAATTCCTCATACTGTTCTATTTGGCGAAAGCCCTGGCGGCTTGGGCTCCACTGGTCGCAGTGAAGAGCGTGATTTCGCAAAAACCTTAGCGGATTACCAAGGCACGCATTTTAAGCGTCCTGTCAAGAAGCTAATGGAATACATCATGCTTAGCAAAGAAGGCCCAACGAAGGGAGAGCTTCCCGAATCATGGCGCATCTCTTTCAATCCATTGTTCGAGCTTAATGAGCGCGAAATGGCTGACGTAAGGGCTCGCGTGGCGGCTGTAGATGGCCGTTACATTCAGCTTGGCGTGCTGAGTCCGAAAGAAGTGGCGGACGCTCGTTATGGTGGCTCTGAGTGGAGCATGGAGCTTACTCTGGATCCATCTGTCATTCGCGAGCTTCCCACTCAAGGCGGGGGTGGCTCCACTCAAAATGGGGGTGGAAATGGAGGCAAGCTTGCTGTTCCTCCTGGTGGGCGTGATCCAATGAATGAAGAAAATGGCACGCTTCCCATGGATGGAAGCAGGGAAGTGGAAGACAGCCGGGAAGATAGTGCTGCTGGCCTTTTCTTGCCTCGTGATCTAGAAGAAATTCGTGGTGACGTAAAATTCACCGATGCCGAGCTTCATTCTCGTGCGGTGAGTGCCGCCAAGGCAAAATTTAAAGTGTGGCCTTCTGCCTATGCAAGTGGCTATGTAGTGCAGCAATACAAGCAAATGTACAAGAAGAAGCACGGATCCCTAGCTGGCGCCTTCAAGAGCGACGAAGGTGATTTGCACGCAGATGATCTTGACAGATGGTTCAAAGAAAAGTGGGTGAGGATTGGAGCCAATGGTGAAATCCTTGGCCCTTGCGGCGCTCGCGAAGAAAAGGAAGGCAAGCCTAAATGCCTTCCTCAGGCAAAAGCTCAGGCCATGAGCAAAGAAG